TCCTCGAAGCAGCCAGGGATCGCGCCGGCTCGTTCTTTGGGTTCAAGACTCTAGAGGAGCTTGTCTGCTCGGAAGATGGCTTCGGGTTGGATGTCGACGGGACAGTCACGAACATCCAGCGTGCGATCCTTCGCATCCTAGAAGGGCGACCGCTCGGGAAGTTGGCCAATAACGAAATTGTCAGGGATGCATTGGGTTATGGCGAGCTGCCAGATTTCGCCGAGCCTCCAGCGGAAGTAGTCATCCTCGCCGGCGTGCGCTCTGGTAAATCCCTATTCGCCGCTGCGCGTGCTATCTGGGCATCACAGACGATCGATTTAGGTCCATGCAGACGCTCTCGTGATATCCCCAGATTCAGTATCCTCTCTCTGGAGCGAGACAATGCAGTAGTAACGTTCTCACATCTGTTGGGAGCATTGCAGCAACCTCGGCTCTCACACTTGAAGGTCTCCAGGAAGTCATTGAGCAAATGGCGCGAGATCATCGATGAGTCGGGCGCTGACATCATCGGGAACGTCTTCCTATGGCATCCAGAAGGCCGGCCGATCGAAATTCGTGTAGTCGCCGGCAAACGCGCCGGCGGCTCGCTTGTTTCCAGATGGTTGGCTGGCTTGTGCCTCGATGAAGCACCCAGAATGGTTGGTGCGGCAGAGGGAGTTATCAACTATGACGATGCTTACGCCGCCGCGGTTGCCCGTGTCCTTCCAGGTGGTCAGATAATGTCCATCGGTTCTCCCTGGGCAGCTACCGGACCGATCTACGATAAACACGTCGAGCACTTTGGCAGACCATCTAAGGACGTTGTCATCATCAAAGCGACCGGGCCGGCCATGAATCCAACGTGGTGGACCCCTGACCGCTGTGAGAAGATCCGGCGCCTGAAGCCAATCGTTTACAAGACTGACGTGTTGGCTGAGTTCGCGGACTCCGAAGAGCAGCTCTATCCGATGAAGGTCATCAAGGAATGCACGCGACTAGAACCGATGAGCATCCCATGGGATCGGCACTATGATTACATTGCGTGTATTGACCCAGCGACGCGCGTGAATGCTTGGGTGCTGGTGATCTTCAGCCGTCGAGGCAACAAGTTCAGGATGGTGTACGCCGATGAGTGGCGGGGTTCCCCATTGGAGCCCCTGCGGCCACGCCAGGTGCTCGCGGAAATTGCCCAGATTCTGCGTGGTGATGATGGCGACGACGAAGATCAAGGCTATCACCTGGATTGGTGCTACACAGATGAGTGGAGTGCGGAAGCTCTCCAGGATCTTGCAGAGGAATTTGGCATCTCGCTAGTGATTGAAGACTGGACCCAGAAAGAGAAGACTGACACGTTCACTTCGCTTGGCGTGTGGATGGCTGATGGGCGAGTGGAATTGGCTCCCCATCCCCACATGGAACAGGACTTCAAACAGGTACGAAGGCGGGCGACGATGAAGGGCTTCAGCGTGCAGCTCGTCCAGACTCAGGACGGTAGGCATGCCGATTTTGCCAGTGCAGCGGCGCGTTGCCTGAAACAGCACCTGGAAGAAGAAATAGAGGATCCGCCAGAGGAAGGTACCAAGGAATGGTGGGACCAGCTGGAGAATGATATTCTAGAGCATGAAGTCGCCAAGAACTCATCAAGTGAGTGGTGGGCACATGGCGTCGTACCAGAAGAGGAGCTTTGAAGGTGATCAAGGGTGTGAAAAGTGCTTGCGACTGTCTCCCGGACTATATCGGTTGCTGTGCACGGCCCGGTGGACCGGTACATGAGTTTGGGATCTACGAATATGACGGGGAGATTGCCATAAAGCAGCATTTGGCAGACTCGTATGAGGTCAGGATAGGGATCGAGATCGCTCCAGGAGATACATTGGCGACCATCCGCGAGCGTCTCATGGAAGTCGCGAAGGATCTCCATGAAGGATTAATGAAGGAAGGAGTCCTAAAATGAAAATTCAGTCCAAGGCAGCCACCGATCAGTATCGTCAGGGGTTTGACCGTGTCTTTGCGCACAGGGATTGTCCTCACTTGACGGTGATCTGGGATCCATCGACTTGTTACCTGATCTGCGCGAGTTGTGGGAAGCGCGTAAAGGATGGTAGGAGGGAAGAGTCATGTCGAAGATGAAAGGACGAAGTAGAAGCAAAGCAATCAGTGCCAAAATCAGCAAGCTCGTGATGAAAGAGGGCATGCCGCAGAAACGGGCCGTAGCGACAGCTCTCAACATGAGTCGCGCCGGACGCTTGGGGCCAAAGGGCGGGTATCGCCGGAAGAAGAGGAAAGCGAGATGAGCTCCAAGGGCAAGCGTTGGGTCCTTCATGAAGACGGCACCTGGGAAGAGGGCAAGGCTCAGCCCAAGTTGCTTCGCGAAGACCTCCGAAAGTTGCCCAGCCACTGGGTGACGGAGGAGGCTGCTGATGGCTCCAAGATCCACGAAGTGGACCCCCCACACGTGGTCGAGACCATACGTGACGAGCTCGCGGAGGCAGAAGCGGCAGAGCAGCCAAATACGTATGCCTTGCAGGCCCTCATCGAGCTCGCGGATGCACCACTAACCGATCCAGTAGTTCCCCTCAACCAGTGGCGTGTGGACGCAGTACGCTTGCGCGCGATCTTCGCTCTCATCGAGCGTGCAAATCTCTCAGCTTCCAGGAAGAAGCCTGTCGACCTCGAAGTGCGACATCTGCGATTCCCAGTGGACAACGTCCACAAGTACGAACTCCACCTCGGGAATCCACCAAGGAATAAGGAACTGCGCAAGCACGAGCGGGGATTGCAACTGTGGGTAGATCCATTCAGTTGGCCACGCCGCCTTACTGAGAAGCTCAGGGAGGCAGGGGTCGACGTTCCGGAATTGGGAATGGAGAAGAGCCAATATCGTGAGTATCGTTTGAAACTCTCAGAAGCGAGGATGTTAGATGCGGGTCTCTGATCTCAAGAAGCTCAAGGAGCTCGGCGTGCGGCGCGCTATCCTCGATGAGAGAGGACAAGTGCGAGAGGTAGAGTTCATGGAGCAATCGCCGGATGCTGAGGTGATGGCTCAGTTGCAGGCCACGATCTCGAAGTGGGACAGGGAGTACGAAGAGTTAACACCTGAAGAGCGACGTGAGCGGCTCCAGTATGGGCATGCACAATGATCATCAGGACGAGAAGCCAAATCGAGCCTTGGTGGGACAGGAAGCTCAAAGATCCACACTCGGAGCTATTTGCACTCGTGCAGTGGCTCGTGAATGAACAAGGATACTATGACGACGCCTTTGTTCATTTTTTACGTATGTACAGTAACAGGGCAGCGGCGGCCGCCACTGGACGTTCATACTCGAGTGCTATGGATGGCGGAGAGCGCATCCGGCTGAATGTGACCAAGTCGGCTATTGACACTGCAGTTGCCACCATCGCCGCGGAACGATCGCGTCCATTGCACGCGACCAAGCGTGGAGACTTGGAAGCGCGCTCCAAAATGCGAAAGACCGATCAGTTTATCCTCGGAGCTTTCCTAGCGCTACAGCACTATCAGACGTCCTTGCAGATGTATCTAGACGGAAGCATCTTCGGCTCTGGATTCGAGCGCATCGACCACGTCCGTGGACAACTGTTCATGGAACGTGTGCCCACGACGGATGTCATATTCGACGATGCCGAGTGCAAATATGGCAAGCCCAGGATGTTGTACATCACCAGGGACGTGGACCGGGATTGGTTGGCTGACAAGTATCCAAAGAAGCGCGAGGAGATTAAGAACTCCGAGCGTCTGGCACGCAGCTTCATCGATCACGTAGGGAACACAGATCCAGTAACGGTGATCATGGCCTACAGACTGCCAGAGTCCAAGACCACTCCTGGGAGATTCACCATCGCAGTCGATCAAGCGACGCTGGCAGATGGAGAGTGGCGCGACCCATTCCCACTGGTGAAGTGGGATGCCCAATGGCCCTTGTTTGGTTACCTGGGAATGGGGCTGGTCGAGGAGCTGTCGCCCATCCAGGTCGAGATCAATTACATCGCCCAGAAAATACAGAAGCTCATGACCTTGGCCACTTCGATGGTGTGGCTCCAGAAGGGCAGTGGAGTTGCCAACATCAACAATCGTGACATGGCCGTGCGAGAGTACAAAGGCAACCGACCGCCGATTTTCCAAACGACTGCGTCAGTCTCCGCTGAATATTTCCATCATCTGGATCGGTTGTACGCCCGCGCATTCGAGATCGTGGGGGTTTCACAGTTGGCGTCGCAAGGGGTCAAGCCAGCGGGGCTCGACTCCGGGGAAGCTCTCCAGATCTATCATGACATCGGCACGCAGAGACACAAGCACACCGCACAGCGCTGGGCCCAAGCGCAAGTGGATGCCGGCGAGCGCTTGATAGACGCCGGGGCTCGAGCTGCTAAAGCGGGCTATAAAGTGCGGATGCTCTCGGCTGACACGGACGGAGCCTCGGAGATCGATTTTAACGACATCTACATGCCTAGGGACTCGTATACGACCCAAGTGTTCCCTGCCAACTTGCTGCCAGAAGAGCCGGCCGGCCGTATCGATGCGATGCTCAAGCTTGCGAATGTGTACCCGGCATTGGGCCCGCATTTGATTGGTCTGTTGCGTGGGACCCCAGATGTTGATCATCTAGCTCGACTAGCGACTGCTCCTCTGGAGCTCATCGAGAAGAAGATCGAGAACATGCTCGAGCGGGGACAGCCGGAATCCCCGGAGCCCCACATGAATTTCCAGTTGACCCTGGATTGGGCAAGCAAGCATTTGGCACAAGCCCAGATCGACGATGTGCCCGAGGAGCGCTTAGACCTGGTGCGCAGCTTTATCGCGCAAACGCAGGACAAGATCGTGCAGGTAGAGCAGGCCGCAATGCAGCAGGCTCAGATGCAACAGATGGCGATGCAACAACCAGGACCAACCATGGGTGCACAACCAGTCGGTGCTGCCCCTGCCGGTCCTCCGAACCTATGAGGTGAGTAATGGGTGACGAAGTTCTAATGGAAGCCTTGAAGAGCGTGCAGCACGCGAGTGAACCAGTGTCTGAAGAGGCACCTGTGGCCGAGCAGGAGCCAGGACCAGAAGCTGGAGCTGATGAAGGTGAGGCAAGCACGACTCCAGTGCCAGCGGATGATGCCCCGGAAGCCCCAGAGCCGGATGCGACTCCGGAGATGCCCAAGTCTGTGTCTCAGGCATGGGCAGCTATCGAGGACAGGATGTCGCGCGCTGAGAAGCGCGAGCGGGAGTTGAAAAGTCGAGAGGCAGCTCTACAGAAACACATCGAGCAAATCCAGGCCGGGAATGTCGAGCAGCAAAAGGCTGACTTCTTGACCGGGCTCAGGAAGGACCCGCTGGGAATTCTGCAGGAAGCTGGAATCACCTTCCAGAACCTGGCAGAGCGCGTGATGACAGGTACGACACAGATGCCTCAAGAGAAGCCAACCCAGAGTGGGAACTTGACTAGGGAAGATGTAGCCGCCATCGTCGCCGAGGCTTTGGACAAGCACAGTCAAACAGCCAACCAACAGAGTTACGAATGGCAATATCTACAGCTCATCGATGGAGCACTCGCCAAAGATGAGTACAAGCTCATGGCTTCCTTCCCAAACGCCAAGGACGAGGTCTACCAGGAGGCCATCCGCCTGTCGCAGGAAAAAGGGGAAGTGTTGCCGCCAGAAACCGTGATTGCTATACTGCAAGAGAGAAAGCGCGGCGACTTGAAGAAGCTCATGGACCTGGATGTAGTAAAATCCGCGCTGGGGTTGGGCAGTGACCAGCCTAAGGCAGAGACAGAGCAACAGTCAGATGGAGAATCCGGAAGTGAACCGGCTAACAAGACACCAGAAACACTTGGGACTGAGGCCGGTATCACGTCGAAGCCAAACAAGCCAGAACCAGAACGAAGGCTCACTGAGAACGAAGTCCTGGAACAGGCATTGAAGGCTATCAGGAGATAAACTACCGGCCTCCTAACGGAGGCTAGCAATGTCCAAGACTGCTGCTGTTTCGACCAGCATCACCAATTTCGATCCGGCGCTCAAACAGATCTATCGTGGCCGGAACTTCCAAGAGATCCAGTACAGGAAACGGCCCCTCTACGGGGCCATGAACAAGTTCGAGGGCTTCGGTGGGCGCGACATGCCGATCCCGATCAAGTTCGGCAATCCACAAGGACGCTCTCGGTCGCTCGCCAAAGCCATGGCGAACGCCAGCGAGCTCAAGCTGGAGGACTTTGTCCTCACGCGCGTGCGGGATTACTGCGTCTCGTACATCGACGGCGAAGCAATCGCGGCAACTGCCTCGGACGATATGGCATTCCTGCGAGCTCTGAAGGGCAAAGCCGATGGTACTCTGACGTCGCTGTCCAACTCGATCGAGACCAAGCTCTTCAGGGGTGGAGACGGAACGGTCGCCCAGACGTCAGCGGCTGGCACGATCGGCACTCACACTGTCGGTCAGACCACCAGCAAGTTCGGGCTCGCCGAGCCGGAGGAAATCACCTGCTTTGAAGTAGGCATGGAGATCGCAGCCACAGCCGACCAGACGGTCACCACGAACCTGCGACACGCGTCCGATACAGTGACCATCACAGCGGTTGATCGTAGTGTCGGTGTGTGCACCACGAGTGCGGCCACTGACCTCAACACCGACTGTGGCTACGTGGATGAGGACTATGTGCTCATCGATGGTGACCGCGAGAACACAGACACCACGCTCGGGTGCTTGGCTGGACTCAACGCTTGGTTGCCCACGGCCACGCCGTCTGGTTCCTACTTCGGCGTCACCCGCAGTGTCGACTCGCGTCTCTACGGCCAGTATCACGACGGCACCAGTGGTCCTCTGGAGCAGAACCTCATCGAGGCGCAGTCCAAGGCGGCCCGCGAGGAAGAGTCTCCGGAAAATTGCTTCATGCATCATGCCCAGTATCGCCAGTTGATCCTGGAGCTCGGAGCCAAGAAAGAGTATTCCCAGGTCATGGGACGAGATGGTTCCGGCGAGGCCACTGTTGGCTACCGCGCCGTGATCATCGAAGGAGACGGGGGCCCGATCAAGGTGGTGGCCGCCAACAAGTGCCCAGCGAAGACGGCCTACATGCTGTCGATGGATGGCTGGACCCTGAACACCATCGGGCCGGCGGTGAACTGGGTCGATCTGGATGGTGTGTGGATCCTTCGCCGTGCGCAGGCCGATGGCTACGAGATGCGTGCCTACATGTACGGCAACGTCGGGAACAACTGCCCAATCGGGAATGTCAGGATTGGCCTGTCGAGCCCGAGCTGAGCATAACCAGGAAAGGGAGCGGGTGAACTCTGCTCCCCTTCCACTTTTGAAGGGAAAGAGGCAATGGGCATCATGAGGAATGTTCACCGAGGCTTCGGCTCGATCGGCCGCGACCGAGTCGTCGTCGAGGGAAGCTTTCGACCCAATGGCGCCACCGGAGTCGTCAGTGGGTCTCAAAAAGGTACTGGATGGAGCGTAGCGCGCACGAGTGCTGGACTCTACACGGTCACCTTCGACGACTTCGGTTACCAGCTAGACAGCTTCTTCTGCAGCCTGCGAGAAGCTGCCAAGACCCCGACCATCGTGCAGGCGGGTGATGTCAGCGTGGCCAACAAGACGGCCCAAATCCAAGTTCTGCAGGCAGCTACTGCTGCGGTGACTCCGTCGGCTGGTGTTATCCCTCTACCTCTCGGGGCTTTCCAGGAGCAAGATGGTACAGCTCTGGCGGACTTCTCGGCCGGACCGACCCCGGGATGGTCAGCCGGCGATGAGTCCGGCGGGATACGCTGGGGGGCACACGCCAATCCGGACCCTGTGAGCACTCAGATCGTGTGGCCACACGACGTGGATGTGGCGTTTGACGTCGTGTTGTATCTCCTGGCTGCCAAGACGGGAGCCACAGTAGGCGATGCCGTCGTTTGGGTCGTGGAAGCATTCAACACCGTGAACGGCGCGCTGTATGATGGCGATGCCGACTACGGTGGGGAGTCCTCAGCTATGGTTGGCGATGCGACTGCTAAGACGGTCCAGGAACTGCTCCTGACCCTGTCAGCTGCCGACTTGCCGGCCGCCGTACCCTCGGCAACGACGCTAACCATTCAACCGAAAGATGGCACTTTGGGAACCGACGACGTGATTCTTCTGGGGGCTTGGCTGAAATACATCAGGGAGGCCCCAACAACTACCGGTCAGGTCTTCTCGGCGACTGACTTGGCTGCTGATGCAGACAACGTCGTCAACTTCCTCGCCGTCTTCAAGAACACCAGAATCAAGAACGAGAAGTAAGGAGAGTGAACATGCCTAAGATCGTCAGGAACGTGAAGCAGCTGCGAGCCAAGCCAGCCAAGAAGAAGCCGAAGAAGCCCAGGAGCCCGGCGATCTTGCGGACCATCATGCGGTCCCGCAAGTCCATGCGCAAATAACCTGAGGGGCCAGTCATGCCGAATGATGTTACCACATATGCTATGTGGGCCCGCTCGCTAGACCGCGCTGACATGACGGGCTCTGGATTTCCAGACACCGCTAGGCAACTCGATGTCCAAAACGAAGGACTCAGTGAGCTTTACGAGATCCTCGTGGAGAGTCACGAAGACTATGTGACCAAAGAGAGCTCGGAGATCAGTATCGTGTCAGGAACCGAGTCCTACTCGTTACCAACAGATTTCCAGAAGGCCATTCAGGTGTTCCTACATCGCAGCGAACGACGGTACCTGATGGATCATTTCGAGCTGTCTGAGTTGGATGGCTACAAGGTCAACCCGATAGACTCCGGGACTGTGAAGCTGTTCTACGTCCCGGAGCTATCGCTATTTACGAACGCGACCACCGATAAGGTCTCGGACAAGATTCCCTCGCTGCCCATAGGGTGGGAGCGCCTCATTGTCTTGCACACCGCGGCTCATTTGCTACAGCGCGAGGAGTCATTCGAGGCTGCACAACTCGTGATGGCACAGAAGGCTCAAGAGGCCCAACGCATCAGGGACCTAGCCGAGCAGCGTACGTACGAAGGGAACTCGGTCGCGGACTACTCCAACCGTTGGAACTATGCCGGTCTGGATTCAGATCGCGTGCAAGGCACTTTTCGTTATAGGATACTGGGGGAGAACATCCACTTTTCACAGATCGAGCCCTGGGGCTTCTAAGGAGACATCATGCCGAGCATGGAAGGAAAACAGGTTGCTGTCAGAGTACAGCTGGAGTTTGACCCGACTGTCGAGGACTCGAAGGACGCCGGGGCATATCCCCTCAAGTGGGACCTGCCGGATTGGTTGCTGGATTACAAGCTCGCCGCGGGGGCGCGCACGAGGATGGTGGAATCGGATTTGGCAGCTACCACCGGGGGGCTCAGTGATGATCTGAGTGGGTTGACGGCATTGGATGCTGTGATCATCCACAATCCAATCGAGAACGCCAATTACGTGGACACCACCTTTCGCTCAGCCGCGAATGGGGCCAACGATAACATAGTCCGGGTATACCCGGGGAAGACCGTTGTGTTGCCGGACGTGACTAAAGCCACGGCACTCACCCACACGGCCAACACGGCGACCACCACGATCATGCGTTGGTACATCGGTTACTGATGTGTCCACTATTGTTGCCAGATTCCAACGAGCCTCTGGGGATTCCGTAGAGGAGCAACTCCGCGTCCTGCAGGAGAACTTGGAGCGCTTCACTACTGAGATCAATCAGTCCGCCCCCGGAGGAGGGATCTGGGTCTACGACAGCTCCACAGCCATCGCTCTGAGCTCTAGTTGGGTCAAGGTCAACACATTCGAGGAGGCTAGTGACAGCGATGGGGTCACCCCAGATGTGGCTGGCAACCGGCTGGTCATCAAAAAGCCTGGTGTGTACTTCATCAACGTCTTCACCTCTATAGCTCTGAGTGCTTCTTTGAGGACAGTAGACCTTGGGGTATTTCGTAGTGATGGGCAAGCTCAAGATGTAGGGCTCACCGGTAGTCACTTCGTCTCGTCTGGGGGGACCGGGGACCGAGGTTCATGCTGTCTTGGTGGGCCAATCCGGGTAAATGCCGGAGATGCTCTGGAACTATTCGCTCGTAGTCTATCCGGTGCAGTGAACCTCACCATGGTACATGCCAACTTCTCAGCTGAGTGGAGGAGACCCTGATATGCCAGTCGAGACCATTGACATCCCGTTCACTGGGGGAATTGATCAGGAGATCGCCGAGAAGATATTGCCAATCGATGGGCGTTTGTCCGATCTGAAAGAGGCGGACATAGACGAGATCGGGAAGCTGCACAGCCGGACAGGCTTGAACACCAACTTCGGCAATGCCGTGCAGGAGGCCCGCGGTTTCGTCCGGCCATTCTCCCACGGCAAGAAGCTACTCCGAGCCCTCCCGGACAGGATCGACATCTACGAACAATCGGGGTCATACCCACGCATAAGGACAGTGTCGGATCGCTTCTGTGGGATGAGACTGACGACGGAAGATATCTCCGGCGTTTCCACTCAAGAGAATAGCCCGGACGATAGATATGTCGACGTGGCTGTTCAGGGTAATTACTACGTCGTGACGGTTGGTGCCTACTTCTACGTGCTGGACAAAGAGGACTATCGGGTCGTTCAAGGACCGACCGCCATTGCTACCACTGGGACTGTGGCACCATGGGCGGCTGTGATCCCCGTGGAGGCTGCCAACTACGTCGCCATTCTCTACTCGTTGGATACCTCCAACGACCTACGCATGCGCCTCTTGAATCTGAGCAATCCATACGGCAGTGGGTCGGATGGAGTTTTGGTCGCCGGGGACATCATCGCCACAGCCCCGAAACATATCCAAGCGATTCGGATGCACGATTTATTAATCGATCAGTTCGCTGTGGCTTATAAAGACACAGCAAGCGACCTGAAGATTCGAGTATTTGACCGGCTGGGCAATGAGTACACTGGTAGCCCGATCACTGTGTCTGGGACTGTGCAAAGCATTGGACTCGGAAGTGTGTATATCGGAGGCTCTACGGAGAAGATCTACTGCGGTTGGGGGGATCTTATTGGGGGGGTGTATCAGGTCCGCAGGCTCGTGTTGGAACTGAATTCGGTCTCCGTTTCAGTCTCACTGGCGGACGCATTAGTGAAAGACCATGGAGCAGTAGCTGGACTAGGGGTAATAACTTTTACAGAGAAGACCCCTGCCAACATGCTCATGTACTGGAACTACATCGAGGGTCTCAGTGGGACTCCGTCATTGGCGGTCACAAACCCATTGTGGAACAGCCTCATCTACCAAAACGGTGGCATAAGCACCCCGGAAGAAATCTGTGGTGCGCTGACGATTCTCTCTCAGCCAGTGCACCTGTACAATAGCGTTGACGACAACGATAATGACATCTTCTTCCTGGGGAAGACTGAGCAGGTTGCCAATGAGTGCTATTTCGTGGCTCGGCACAGAGCCGGTGCTGGAGAGCTCGACATCGTCGGTCGGTTCTACATTGGACGAGGCCATGATGAATGGTTGACGCGCCCAGTAGCAGTAATACCAGCATCTGAGGACTCACCAGGGAGCTTCAAATTCTTCGTCCCGCGCAAGGATGTCAGTCCGGGTGCCGGAACGGACTATAGTGCATTGGTGTACTCTGGTAGACGTTACATTTCTAGATCGCACGCAGGTAATTACGATGTCTGGGGGTTGAGTGTGGGGGAGGCTGACATAGAGAAGCTTGGCAACATCATCCAAGTACACAACACGACGGTGATTGCTGGTGGGCAGTTGTGGGACTTTGACGGCGTGCAAGTCGTTGAGCATGGCTTCCATTACTTCCCTGGAATCGGTACCACAGTGGCTGGCAGCGGGAGTGGACATAAACTATCCAATGGAGACTACAAATTCAGGGCTACCTACGAATGGTATGACAGTTTGGGTCGTCGCTACGAGTCTGCACCCTCGGACATTGCCGAAGCTACCGGGGTAACTGCTGGACAGAAAGTCGACGTGCTAATAGTCCCATTAGAGCTCACGCATAAAGATAACGTGTACGTGAACTTCTACCGTACCGTTGCCGGCGGAGATACCTTCTACCTTGAGCAGCGAGCTGCAAACGCACCTGGGGTTTCTATGGCGTTTGTTGGTGGGAGCTGGACATTGGGGCTGAGTGATACTGATTTGGTAAAACAGCGCGTGCTGTACACGAGCAACAACGAAGTCGATCACATTGCTCCACCAGCTTGTCACGCAGTAACTGAGCACGAGAACCGCCTGGTGATCTGTGACCATGAAGGGAAGATTCGCTACTCAAAAACACACGTGGAAGACCGTGGAGTGCAGTTCAACGACGCGGCATGGAAGATTCTCCCCAGCGCCTCTGGTAAGCCTCAAACCCTAGCATCGATGGGAGGTCAACTGTGCGTGTTCGCAGAGTCGGGGATCTTCCGTCTCTATGGTGATGGCCCTTCAAACATCGGGATTGGGGACTTCGTCGGCCCAGTGGAGATGAGCAGCGCAGTTGGAGCGCTGGCTGAGACACACGCACATACCTGGTCAGGAGGGGTAGCCTTCGTAGGGTCTGATAGTGTCCCATGGAACATAGACCGGGGATTTGCCATCAAACGTATTGGCAGCCGGATCCAGAGGTCCATCGAGGGGGCCTCGTTTGGGAGATTCATCGAGCACCCGACGAAACCATATCTATGCTTGGCGACTACAGCTGGCACATTCATCTGGCACAGAGAGACTGGTAATTGGGTCAACTACATAACGCCAGGCTCCTGGACCCTTCATCAGACTGACTTATGTACCTGGAATAGGTACCTGGTGGTCAGCAGGGTAGAGGAAAGCTTCAACATCCAGTATTCAACAGTGGTCCAAGACGGTGGTGGTAGGGAAGGCGACCTGGAGGTTCTCACCGGATGGATACGCCCTGGACGACTCAACGGGTTCATGCGCCTGAAGTGGCTCTATGTACTGGGAGAGTACGTGGGGACCGGTGGGTATGAGACGATTACTGTCGAGTTGCAGTATGAGGATGGGACTAGTGAGAGCTTCTCGAAGTTGTGGACAGCATCCGACGAGCCTTATGTCCTACGGATGAAGCCGGCCAGACAGAAGGCAAGTGCCTTCCGAGTGAAGATCTCCTACGGATTCGAGGGGGCGCCGGATGCCATTCTCTACGGCATCAGTCTCATGGTACAATTGAAGAGTAAGTACCCGCTCAAGGGTGCAAAGACTTTATGAGGTGATTTCATGCCCTTGCCAGTAGCAGCACTCGCAGTACCGGCCGCCATAGGCGCCGCAGGAAGCATCGGATCGGCCATTGCTGGCAGAAAAGCCGGCGAGAAGGGCTATGGTTCGTACAAGCAGAGCAAGCTAGGGGCCAAGCAGTACATGACCGCTCCTGGGACCACTATGGGTGTCGGGTCGTTCATGGATCCCAACATCACCGGTGGACAGGATTACCTGACTCAGATGCTCATGGGTCAGATGCAGGGGGTGGCTCCCTCGCCGGCTCAGATGATGCTCCAAGGCGGACTCGAGAACATCCGTGGGCAGATTGCCAGCAACATCGCTGGCTCGTCTGGATCGAACCAGGCGTTTGCCCAGCGCCAGGGCATGCAACAAGCATCCACGGCCGGGACAGAGATGGCCCGTCAGATGGGCATTCTCAGAGCTCAGGAGCAGGAAGCCGCGCGCCAGCAGTTCTTGGCGCTTCTCGCGCAACGTCTACAGGGATCGCTTGGCCTAGAAGGGATAGCTGCCCAAAACTACGCGACGGCGATGGGATCACAGCGAGGGGCCAACATCCCTGGGCAGACTCAAGCTGCGAACATCGGGAACATGTTCCAGGGACTGGGCTCGATGGCTACCGGCATCGCTGCGTTAACAGCCGGAGGTGGTGGGGGCGGAGGGGTGCCCTCCATGACCAATCCACCAAGCAGCACGCAGTCGATGGGCCTCCCGAGCAGAATGCAGTCGATCAACGTGCCAATTCCTGGAGCATGAGATGGGTAAAGAAGCCGCCAGGAAAGCCTTGCTGGACATGTACATGCCCCATTTGCGCAGTGCACTTGGGAAGCTAAAGCCCAAAGGTGACATCAAAGCCAGCATCTTACAGGAAGAGATCCTGAAGGCAGCGAAGGTGGATAGCGAGCTGTCGTGGGCAATGCATGATTTGACACCACAGGAATTGGCAGCGATCACCACGTTCAGGAAATCTAGCCATGGCTAAGAAGCGTAGGACAGTCCAATTGGAGCCCCAAGTGCTCACTGGCTTCCCTGGCAGGACGATCCAGCTTGAGCCCCAGATCCTTACGGGAGAGCCGGCAGGGTTTCAGCTCGAAATAGGAGACCCACAAGTACTCTCCCGGTTAGTCGAGCTGCAGCCTGAAACCCTCACCGGCCTTCCAGGTTTGATGGGTTCTCAGCCTACGCCACCTGGGGCCGTAGTGCCAATTGCACCGACATCCTTGGAGGAGCTTACTCCAGAGGGATACATGCAAGCCCTCGCTGCCAGAGAAGGTGGCTCGCCGGCGGAGATGTTGGCTCGAGCAGAACGCGAGAACGTGATTCTGCCCGGCATCATCAGTGGGAAACCGTCCACATCCATCATCGCTCAGGAACTGCAGAGGATGGGCGAGGAGGCCGGGCAAGGCGTTCCGGCAGAAGTGACCAGGCTCCCAAGCTCTGGGGAGGAGACTCCCCCCGCTGAAAGGCCCGCCCCAGCGGGGCTCCCCCAGCGTCCAATGGCCGGTGGGGGTGCTGCCGGCCGTATTTCGAGGCTCGGGCAGCGAATGGGGCAGTTGCCGGGAGAGTACGAGCAGGCCGCTGAGTCCTACCAGGAATTCCAACGCGCGGCCGAGGAAGACGTTGCTGCTCGAGCAGAGGAACGACTGTGGCGGCAGGCAATGGTCCAAGAAGCTTCCAACGCCGCTGTCCAAGCCGCTGCCCAACAAATAGGTCAGGAAGCCGCTGTCGGTGACATCATCGAGGGTGCCCAAGCCAAGATGGCGGCTCAGCAGGAGAAGCTTGCTCAGTTGCAGCAGGAATACGACGAGATGCAGCCAGGTGAGATCGATCCCCTTGGTCGCTTCGGCGAGACTGGACCAAAGGTCATGGCAGCTCTCGGCATCATCTTCGGGGGGCTTGGCTCCATGTTCACTGGAGGGCCTAATCAAGCCCTGGACATGGTCTTGAATATCGCTGAGAGCGATGTAAGCCGTGAGCAGGAAGAGCGCGCTGCCAAACGCCGGGCCCTCGGAGAGCGCTGGTCACGCCAGATGGAGTACATGGACCGGGTACGGCAAATGGGAGAAGACGAGATCGAGGGCAAGCTCCTGCAGCGCCGCGAGATCATGGCCGCCTTGGATATGAAGCTGCGACAAATAAAGGGCACATCGGCAACTCAGGAGAAGATGCTACAAGCCCAAGAGCTGCGTACTGCTCTCGTCATGAAACAGAACGAGAATGAATTCGCACTCAAGCAGCACAAGTTGAAGTTGGAAGCCGACGCACTAGGGTCGCGCATACAGGCGGAGAGTGCCGCCGATGTTGCACGCCGCGGGTGGGCAACAATCGGCATCCAGCGAGAAGCACAGCGCGGGCAGGCAAAGCTCGCATCAGTTGCTCAAGCTCAAGAGGTCACCCAGGTGCAGAAAGCCACCGAGACCATCCGCGATTTGCAGAAGCAGTACAACTTGCTGCCTAGCCAAATCCCAGCCACTTTGTCCTCATTGGTTCCGTTCATAACCACGGATGCCAAAAAGTACAAAGCCGCCATCGAGGCCACTGGGCGACCAATCTATCGCAGCATCTTGAAGGATCGCATGTCCGATGCTGATGCTGCTTGGGCAGTAGACAAGATGTTTGGTCAAATCAGTGAGCCGCGCGGTGTCGGCAACGCCCGCTTCGAGGCGACATTGGGAATTCTCGACAGTATCGCCGAGGGGAAAGACGCCGGCCTGGAAGCTGCCGGAGTGGTCCCCGTGGGAGGTGGTCAACTGAAGCTCGACCGGCGTAAATTCGAGGCATGGCTGGAACGTGTACAGCCTGCGGAGTAAATGGGCATGGCAACTGGCCTGTTCAAGGATCCCACTGGAAAGATAGTCAGGCTGGAGCTGACTGAGGACCAGCTGCGCTCGGCGTATGAGAATGGCTACACCCCATTCACGCATGATGATCTAGTCCAGGAGCAGTACGGTGGCCTCAGGGGCCAGTTGCTCACAGGCCTCACTGGTGTAGCGAAAGGAACTTCCCTCGGTGCCTCGGATGCCTTTCTAGCAGGCCAGGGCGAAGGCGTTCGACAGGTCCTCACCAACCTGAGGCAGGCAAATCCAGGAACTGCGCTTTTGTCCGAAATCGGTGGGATGATCGGCGGTACGCTACTTACCAAAAAGGTGCCTACTCCTGCAGGGTTGGCATCCAGTATCGGGTCCAGAGCTGCAGCAAGCGCTGAGGGCACTGTGCTGCGCGCTTTCACCAAGCCTGGGGTATGGGGCCGTACAGCCGCCAAAATCGCCGGAGAAGCCGCCAGAGGGGGCGTGGAGGGTGGTATTTTTGGGGCCGGCGCCGGACTCAGTGAAGCTGCCCTTGGGGACCCAGAGAGGGTTGGAGAGCTCGTAGTCGCCGGGGCCCTGGAAGGGACGGCGTTTGGCGGATTGCTCGGAGGGGCAGTTGGTGCCATTGGTGGGCTCGGTGGGGCAGTGAAAGGGAAGATCGCCGATCGCATCTCCAAGCGCGCTGCTGTGGAAAACGAGCAGTATGCCGCGGTACTGCGTGTCCTCAAAGAGATGGGAGTCTCTGAGGCAAAGGCAGGCAAGCTGATTGCGCGCAAGGGTGACCAATTCATGGAAGACATCCGCTGGCTTCTGATGGAAGCGCCGGCCGTCAACGTCGGGAAGGATGCCATGCAGCCCGTTCTGACCCAGGGGGTCAAGAACGTGGACGAGGCCGCCGAGCGCTTGGCGAAGTCCTGGCAGGGAGCTGGCCAGGAAATTGAAGGCTTGAAGTCCTACATGCGCCGGGCCGCCAAGGAGTTCCGTCGCAGTGAACGCGAATTGACGACTCCTGGCTATACTAGATTCCAGGAGGTGTACGAGCCAGGAGAAGCAGCGGCCAGGAAGGCGTTTACCGAAGCGGAGACTGGAGTCGGAAGAAGGCCAGTGACCGCTCAGATGAAGTACAGGGTGGAGCCTGAATTCACTCCCACGCCGCGAATCAGCAAGTTCAAGCCCTATTTCTCGAGAGGGGAGCTCGCGGCCGAATTTGAAACTGTCCTGCGCAAGGAAGCCCCGGAAGCTATTGCTGGACAGGACGTGGCCACGCTCTGGGATAACCTGGAAGCAATGGTCATCCGCGTTCGTAAAGGGGAAGGGGCTGTAGGAAAGCGCGCCGGGTATTACGACTTCACCCATCTGCAGGAGTTCAAACAGCAGCTGAAAGGTAAGAGCTTCGTAGAGAGACAACTGCGCCGCTTCCTCGCCGACAAGCAGGAACAGCTCGTCCGGAATGCTGGCGGAGAGAAACTGCTCCAGGGATACCGCTTGAACAAGCGCATCTACCGGGCGAGCCGAGATCTGGCTGATCAGATGGGTATTCGCAAAATCCTAGAGGGTGAGGGAGTACTGAGGAAGGCTGCCAAGCGTGCGGGCAGGCACGCTGCGAATGCTGCTGTTTGGCGAATGGCTTACAAGGGCGGGCTGGATCCAAAAGCCATGGCTCAGATGGGCATCTTTGGACTGCCTGTATTCCTCGCAGTCGAAGGCGCTCAGAAATTCGCCGGCGCTTGGAAACCTCCACTGGCGCGCGCTTACGGCAAGCTGCAAAAGATGAGCACGTTGGGCGCTATGCAAACGCGCGTCGACGGATTCCACCAGAAGTTTAGGGGAGCCATACAAGAGGCCATCAAAGGAAGTCGTAGAGCTCTGACGTACGGTTACGTCGTCAGTCGCATGACCGGGGAGAAGGACCGGCAGAAGGCCCTTAACAAGTACCGCGCGAGCATCACGCGACTGGCCACTGATCCAAACGCTCTGCTCGATGCAGTAACGGCTTCCGTGGCCTCCTTCGCTGATGATGCGCCACAGATTGCCACACACTCGGCCGCGACCATCGGCCGTGCCGTGCGCTTTGCACAATCAGTCTTGCCCCCAGTGGATACCGTAAGTCATCTGCATTCTCAGTTTGGCGAAGACGTCTACTCAGACAGTGTGCTGGCGCGCATGGACCGCGTCTTAGGCGCCATTGGAGATCCCGTAACAGCCATCCGGCGCATTGCATCCGGAGTTGCAACGCCCGAAGAGATAGAAGCACTCCGGCAAGTACACCCACAGCTGATGATGATCGCCGGGCAGATGCTCAGCGAGGCCGTTGCCGATCTCGGACGCCCACTCACCTGGCGAGAGAGCTTGCGTCTGTCGCCCTTCCTGGGCTCAGTGGGCCATGCTATGCTCAAGCCGATGAACATGGCCGTTAACCAGAGAATCTACCAGACCCCAGAGACCCAAAGTGAGCCAGCAATGAGCAGGCCCTCGGCGCTGGCTAAGGAACGAGATACGTCGCTGTCATACCAGACTGCGACCCAGAGATTGGAGAACCCGAGATGAAGAACTTTCTGTTCGGTATGATCCTCCTGGCGCTCTGCGCCGTTGTCTACAACGCTTCTGCAGGACCGAATGAGTCCCTTGGCTACCATGAGGGCGTGGGGTTGGATGCTGTGGCACTCAACGGTGCCGCTGCCACGCGCACGTTCGAGGTCGACACGCGGCGCTATATCTACGGAGCTGTGACATTCTGGATCTCGTTTGACTACACGGCGAACGCCGGTGTTATCTCGCTGATATGTACCGGGGGCCCGGACGACGATGACAACGATTACACTCTTACCGTCTGTGACTCGACATCTATCGAGGGAGAATGCGCCGCCAAGTCATCCGGCATCTTCCGTTCTGAAGGCTCACTGAGCGCTGATACGAAATGGGATGCGCGTATGGAGATCAAAGGCGCGAAATCGTTGTCGTGTGTCGGCTCTCATGGGGGAAGTCCCGGGGCGACTGACAAGCTCACCGTGAAATACATACTGGCGGAGGACTGAGATGTCCCTTTGGAAAGGTCTGGCTCTGTTCCTGGTGTGTTTCTGCATACTAGCAACCATTATCGGCACCACCCAAGCCCGTTATCCGGAACGCTTCCCTGACAAGAGCGTTGTTGGGCAGTCCAATCATGCCGATGATGCTCCAGTGTGCTGGGGCGACGATGCTGACCTATGCATAGAGTGGGACACGGATGGATTACCGGATGGAGGTAGGATCACTCAAAAAGACTGCGATGGGTCGCCATGCGATCCGCTGGAGTTTTACAAGGAGGGCGGAGGCAATGTGATTGCGATGCGGGCTTCGTCATTTACGAACCCGGACGGCAAGATGACTTTCGGAGCGGCCGGAGCATCGAGTCATTCTTGTGGAGCGAACTGTTCCCATTTTACTGGGAATGTGGAGTTGGATGGTACCTACACATACGTAGATAATCAGCTACAAGTTGGATCGCATAATGGTATCAGTATCACCGCAACTGATGACATAGTGCATGCATACGTATACATTAACCCGAGCAATCAATATATCATCGCCATCCCAGCGGCACATGACAGGCTTATGGTTATCACTGATGTACCTAACTATTTTAAGAACCACGGATTGACCGAGCACGTGGACCTTGGAGTGGCTGTGTTCTCTTCCGGTGATGTATCAGTTGATAATACACAGTACAGCCTTCTTCAATGGAACCGCCTCGCCCTAGGCGGTGATGGTGGGGGTTTCGGTTGCATCAACCAAACCATATCCTACGCGGACTTCATGGACAGCGGTGGTGCATCAGGTACATTCGTACTAGATGAAGGCATCCCGGACGGTGCGGTTGTGCAGCGCGCGATCCTGCACAGCTTGACGGGTTTTACCGGTGATACATCTGCATTTATACAGATAGGTGATGGCACGGATGTAGATCGATACAGTACGGGAACGCCTAGTGTCTTCACCACGAATCCGAGCGGGTGTGATCTCAGAGAACCATCTGGCACAGCCTGGCATGACGATGCCAAAACTGTCGTGGTGACGATCACGAGCAATGCCGATTTCACATCCGTGTCAGCTGGGGCAGCAACTGTAGCTGTTTGCTACTGGACACCATAAAGGAGGGTTTGACATGACGGGTAAAATCATCGCATTGATTTCTGGTCTACTGCTCGGCAGTATCGCAGCCAATGTCCCGAAGACGTTTACCAAGACCGTGAACAACAGCAATCAGCAGGTCATTGATTTCTGGTCCAAAGTCGAGAACGTGACCTGCAGTGACTTCGACACTGAGTATGGAAAGACGCCAGGAACCTGCGCGACTATGATGGATCCCTGCATCGACAGGACTGTGGTCAGCGCGACATGCAACACAGAAACAGGCAAAACGGTCTTCACCGCGACCTATGATCCGCCTGGACAATTTGAAGTGACCGTTCCCTAAACTGCCCTGGGGGGAGGAAAGGCAGTGCAGTCCATGACTGCCAAATCGAAAAAGCCTTGGTATGTAGTCACTGCAGGCTCCATTGGGGCCGTCATTGCGGTCATCACCCTATTTGGGATGCTCGGCTGGGTGCTTCCCTGGAAGGCTGCGGCCAAGAGCGAAGTGACAGAGCTGCGCGAAATGGTGATCGAGATCAATGGCAAGCTCGATGCATTGCTGAAAGATGGAGGTATTCATTATGTCCCTGCACGTAGAAAATTTGATCGAAGTCCCCACCCCGGGCGGGGCGAAAGAGAAGAGCCGAGACCTGAATGATCTCGAATACGTCGTGCTGCATCGGATGGGTTGGAATGGACGCGATCAGTGGTTAAGGCGTGGGTACCCAGACAACATCGTCGGGGTGAGGAACTTCTACCGGAGTGAGATTGGCCTATCTCTACCGTACACCTTCGTCGTCACGTCCAACGGTGAAGTTCAGCAGGGATGGCCAGTGACCCACGTCTCTCCACATGCAAAGCGCTTCAACGTGTCTGGGATCGGTGTCGCGCTCCTGGGGGACTTCCGGACGCGAGTGCCCCCCGATCGCCAACTATGGGCCGCTGAGGATCTAGCGACTGCTTTGCTCACTACATGGCCCCACCTAAAGATCGTGGCCCATGACGAGCTCGGTCCTGGCGCAACTTCCACACCAGGCAAGCAGTGTCCCGGTCCAATGTTCAACATCAGGGGTTTCCGGGAGCGTGTTCGCCGGCTACAATATGAGCATGGAGCCCGAAACCTTTTGCAGATTGGAGTCACGATATGAATCCGCTACCAAGTGATGGATGGAAAAGCCGCAAGGTCATCATCGGGATTACCGTGTTCACAGTAATGGCCATTGGTGGGTTTGTGTGTATGCTGCTGGAAGCTCCCGGCGGCACAGGCGCGCCAATCGCCACCTTTGACCAGTGGGCTGGACTGATGAAGTTCACCGTGCCCGGAGTACTCGTACCTCTGTTCGGAGCCCTGGGAATGGACAAAATCGCGGAGGCCAAGCGTGAGTGAAGTAGTTGGTTGGATCGCCGGCATCCTGGGCGTGTTGTTCGGAGTTGGAGCCATTCTGCATACGAAGAAAGTACAGAGCGACCGACAGCGCGCCGAGCGGGATGCTTTCGAGGCCAAGAAGGCCCACCTGAATGCACGACTCGAGGCAATCCGTAAGGACTCAGAGCGCCAAGCCGCCGAGGCCCAGATAGCGGCACTACAAGAAAACGAGGAGATCCGGAATGACGTCCGTAATAACCCCCCTGGTTCTGTTGTTAGCCGCTGGAATGCTGGAGGCCGACGAGCTACTTCTGGAGATGGACAAGAGCCTGGAGATTCTGGAGCGACCTGACAAAGCTCCGAATGTGCCCGCCTGGCCTCCTGACCTCCCCGATCCGTTCACCATGCAGCCTGGAGATACCTTGGAGGGAAACCTCCCAGCCACCTGCTATCCATACCCGACCGACTTCGTCCTGGAATACCATCTCCAGCACTGGGAGTCCTATCCAGGCCGCTGCCAACGAAAGATGAATGCTCTGGCCGGTCAGTTAGAGGATTCCCTCGCGTTCTGCCACGCTGCCATTGATGATTTAGAAAGCAGCTGCGTGGATAGTGTCGAGGAGCCCGATCCGTTCTGGGATCACGTGATTCTGTCGCTGGGCCTGGCCGGCGCGGCTGTTGGTGGGATTGTGCTCGGATATGCTATCGCCGTTGCGACTCATTGATCGGCTTCGGCATCCCCTACATCATCAAACAAGACTGGCACATTGAGTCGTAAGCGCCTCAATAGAGGACACGCGACTTCACGCATCTGTGGGTGTGCAGCCCTGGCAGCTCTGAGGGAGAAAAAATGTCTCCACTCACGGACATTGGCTGTCATGACCAGCTCAGTCTTAAGGCTGTTGGGGAGCACCGAGCGTGCCATCTGGGGCGCTGCTCCGGAGTCGATCATGGAGAAGTATTGTGCCTCGGCGAACTGAACGGATTCGGACCAATCAATATAGGCGGCATGACCGAGATGTCTTGATGGATCGATTACTGTTATCTCACTGCCAAACTTCTCTTTGGAATAGTTACAGTATCGTGTGCTCTCCTGCGAGTAGCTTGCCAAACGATGCCTGACGATTTCGTGTGACACGCCACGATCGACGATGAATCGGATCGTCATGGATGCATGCTCGAGCACAGAGTGATGTCCACGGTCGATGAGCATCTTCACAAATTTGGCTGCCGTGTTCTCGTTGATCTCTCGGTTCTCGCTCTTGTAGCAGGTACGTCCTGCTTGCTCGATGATGGTTAGCAAGTCGCTGATGTCGGACTCGATCCTGTATGATGCATTTATGATCTTCATTTTCTGATTCCCTTCATTGTTTTTTTGACGTCTAAAGGCCACACGGAGAATCTCCTCCCTGCAGCCTTCCCGTACCCAAATAAGTAGATCATCGTGCTCCACATGGCTCTGTTAGTCGGGGTACCATCTGGCATCAGGAAGTTGATCCGGCTGTTGGGCACGAGTATCGTGCCGTGGATTGCATATTTGTGGAACCACTCTTGGGCGCATCCTGCTAATCCGACGATGCAAGACCTCCTTTTGTGATCAGCCCATTCCAGATAACCCTTGCGCATCCACTTGCCCATCTGAGCAAATGGAGGATTGCAGAATGTACCATACATCCATGGTTGCTCCAGACCATCTTCCTTCTCAGTCCAAAAATGCTTACACAGGGCATTCTTCTTGTCAGCTGCTGCATCTAACTTAAATGGGCCATATATGTTATTCAGCATCTCGAATAACCACGGTGGCGTCCTCATTTTTTGGTTGCCTGGCATTTCTTACCTCTTTACTGGTGTGTGGTTCTTATCATCCTGAGCCCTGAAGCTCGGACTTGAGTGGCAACATGGATTGATAAATTCGAGCATGGCCAGATTGGCAGCGTCTACTAGATGTTCCTGGTTACCATCGACGAGATAGAGCTTGAGTCTCTTGATCGCCGAACCAACTTGATCGTACCTCTGTCGCTTTGGATCTTTGATATCACCATACCGCATGTGCCCAATCACTAAACGGTTGCGCATATATTGCTCAAATTTCATGGACCATGTGTATTCTATAAGTACATCTAAGTCAGGGCATCGTTTTGGCTCATTTGCACCCAGATGCTCCATCAGATGCTTCCTGATGTGCTCACTCACCGTCACTTGTTCCTCTCCTTCTTTCTCACTTCCCTCATTGCTTTCGCCACTCCCTTCTCGAGTGGCAAGCTCCTATCTACACTCACACAATCAGCCCAATTCTTTCCAATCTTCAGACCAATAGTGAACTTCGCCGTGTTACCCCCAAGCGTGGCATCCTTCTCCATGTACTTCACCAGTAGCTTAGCCAGCTTTACTGGATCTTCTCCCCCGAGCACGAGCTCATCATGTACTTGCGCCAGTATGCCCTCGGTTTCCCAATTCAGGGCGTCTGAGATGGGCTTCACCACTGGATTGATGAGATCTGCCGCGGAGTGCTGTACTGGGAGGTTGTAGCATTCGGTTGGCTTCACACGCTGGTAGATCGGCAATCGATGACCGCTGATAGGGGCCTCAATATATCGCTCGCGGTAGGCCGTCCTGATCAATCCATCGTGCCAAGTTGGAATCTCGTGTAGGGCTTCCGTGAGTGCTTCATCGAAATGGATGCACTGGGCAAGTGTGGTTTCGGCAAAGCCGTCATTGACCAGTGTTTGCTGCATAGTCTTGGGATCGGCCCCATAACACCAGCCGTATTCCACTGGCTTAGTGACGTTGCGCTCGCCTCCGGTGACTTCTCCGGGGTCTTTCCGGTAGGGAAAGATGATCATGGCGACCATCCTGTGCACATCTTTCTTCTGCTCGAACCATTCCAACAGAAGCTGGCAGCCAGATAGAAGTGCAATGATTTTGATCTCGAGTTGGTCATAGTCCCCTCTGACAAGCCACCCCTTCCTACTAGGGGGGATATACATATCTCGAAGGCCAGCCACCCTGATTACTTCGACAACTTCTCCAGTTCTCCTATTCAGTCTACGGTCGATGACTGGCAAAGGTATATTCATCAAGTTCGGGGAGGCGCTCCAGCGGAACGTACGCGGCCCAGTAACACGCCACGTGACATGGACACGGCCTGTTCTCGAATCTATGAGCTTTATTGGATCGCAGTAGGTATCACGTAATTTGGCATACTGGCGGTATCTGTCGAGGCCACGCGCCATGACGACGACTAAGGGATTGTCATGGGTCTTGAGCTCAGCTAACACACTCTTGTCCAGGGAAGGCTCCTCGGTGAGCTGGCTCCATTTGGTCGGGCGCACGCGCAACTTGTCGAACACCAGCTTGCGTAGATGTGCTTGGGATGCTGGATTGAACGTGCGGCCCCACGCTGGCCAATACTTCCTAGCCACTAGGCGCAGCTCCTGCTTTGCACGACTTTTCCGCTTCCCAAGTAAGCGGCGATGCTCCATCATCCGCTCCCGGTTGGCTGGGAAGCCGAATGTTTGCATCTTCATGGCTACTTGCATGTTCGTTAGATAGCTGTCGTAGAGCTGCCAGCCGTTGTGTTCCTCGTCCAGTCTCTGCCCAAGTGGCTCCCGTAGCCATACTGGGGCATAACTGTCTTTGGCGCAGTATTCCCGTAGCTGGTGCGGGTTCCTCTTGCTGAACTTTTTGGCTCCTTTCTCGTTGGATGCAGTATGCTTTTCCTCTTTCCAGCGGGGCGCATGGCTCTCCTCACACATGATCCAACCCAAATCATGTCTGCGCCCCGAGGCTACGATCGTGTGTGCTGGGAGGGTGTCCCACGTGTAGCCACGCGCTTTGATGCCCAAATGCTGGAAGGTAAGGAGGTCGTGGGGGCCGTTCTGGAAAGCGAGCGGTATGGACTTATCCTCAAGAATCCCAACGACCTCATCCCTAATACGGGTTCCAATGGCACATGAATCAATCCCTTGGACACTCCCATGCCTTCCAGCAGTATAGGATTCCCAGGGTACACATACCGCAACCTCGGCATTTGCAAGGCCAATACACATGCACAGATCTCGCAGAGGGTTTGTCCCCCGCGTCTCCACGTCAGAGCCGACGAGTCCACCGCGTTTGTGTATGGTACGCAGTGCCCGAAGCGTAGCATTGTTGACCTCCGTATGAATTGGTGGCCATTCCCAATCTGGGAGCAGCTTGCGCGCGAGTGCCCAAGCGCGTTGGGTGTGAATGTATGTCGACGGCTTGTATGCCCATCCCTTCTCCCGCAGACAGAACGCTGGGTGGAGAGTGGCGAGCACCGTCAAGCCATCATAGTGCCCCTTCCAACCGGGAAGTGGCGCTCCTGCCCAGGCGAATATGGAGGGCAACTTCTTGTGTGCTGCTTTGGTGTTGTCACTCATCACCGGGCCGGTGAGCGCATACAGGGCCTTACCCCCGAATGCCAACACCGTTTTTGCACCCGTTGCCACCAGCTCGACTTTTAGCCGTGGCTCGCAGCACGCGATCGCTTTGCGCCATTGCTCCGGACTCATCTTGAATCGTGGCCGACACATGCAGGCATTGGTGATGTGGTGCCGATTTCTGTCCATCCCAAGATACCTAAGCATGTCATCGAGGAAACCCCCGGATGGACCTACGAAGTAGTCCCCGAAGACTTCCTCATCTGGCCCGGGTGCTTCCCCAACGATTGCTAGCTTGCAGCGGAATGGCGCCTGCGGAAATACTGGGATGGAGTTTTTGAGAGGGCAGGTATCACAGAGGCAACCTAGTTGGCGTGGATCCATTGCTATCACCTCTGTGGGAAGTGGTGACCCTGACAGGGAAAAGGAGCCCTCCGAAAAGGAAAACCTGTCAGGGTCACCTGACGTCGCTACGGGAGGATTAGCGACGCTTCTTGTTGGTCTTCTTTTTCTTGGACCGCCGGGGAGCTGGAGCTTCCTCTTCGACTTCCTCTTCTTCCTCTACTTCATCAGCCTCTTCTGCTCCATGGGCTGACCAGTCGTAGAGGTCCATGTCCCCGGGCACCTCGCAGTACTTGCCGAGGATGTTGGTGTACTGCCCGGTCTTTTTATCGGGCCCCACCTCGCCGTAGAAGTTGGCTGGCAGCAAAATGCTGGCGTCTCCCAGGATGTCTCGACACTTGTCGTACACGAGCTCCATGGCCTCGTCGCGCTTCTCCTGCTCGATGACACCCATGTTTTCATCGCCGGCTTCCGCCACGATTTCGCCCTGGAACACGAGATTTCCATCCGCGTCTTTGGTCGGCATGTCTGGGATCTCATCCTCGAAGCATGCATGCAGGTACTGGTGAGCCAGACTGGCCGCGAAATCGGGGGCCTTGTGTCCAGGGACGTCTGGGTTATTGAATGGCATCCACAGCGAATCACGCATCGCCGGACGCACCTTGCTGTTGGTGTCTTCCGGATTCTTGAAGGCCACGCAGCGAGTTGCACAGACAATGGAGCCCTCGTAGTCCCCCTTCTCGATGACTTGATTCTTGGCCTCCACGTGTCCGAAATAGTGCAGGCCGTGTGGCAATGTCTGCCGAGTGGCCGCCTTTCGGATGTCCTTCTTGTTGTAGCTGATATCAGTTGGTTTCGGTACTCGTCGACTCACTTTCGATCTCCTGATCTTTGGGGCGGGCCCCGTTTTTTGATATGTCCTCCAGCTCTCTTTTGATCATGCTGGCGAGGACAGTTAACTCGTTGATCTTAGCCGCTAGCTCATCGTGCTCCTTCTGCCATTTCAATCCTTGCTTGCGGGTCTTCGGTGCCTTGAGGCGCTCCCGGCTGTTCTGCAGTTTTTGCAAGCGCTCCACCATGAGCTTCTCTACCATCGAAAGAGCCGCCGAGAAGCCATCGAAGTAATCGGCGTCACGCCCTAGGTTGACCACTTGGCCGCTCATGGGGTCCTACTACACTCAGCAGGCTTGTGGCCCGCCTCTATACACGAGCGGTAGCTCTTGTACCACTCCGTCTCATATGCAGTCTTGATGGCTTTAGTACATGAGGCCCACTGGCATATTATTCCAAAGACGACTACCCCGATGATTGTCACCATCCAACCCATCAATCTCTCATCTCCATTCATTGTGACTTCCCTTTCTTGATGATCTCGAACACCTTTTTCAAGTCCGGTGGGCTCATGCTATCTGGCAACAGTCCCTCGTAGCGGTTCTTTCCCTCTATGTTGTTGCTGTCCGCCTCGACTCCGAACAATAGGGTGCGCACTATTGCCTTCGACTTCGGCGGGCGCCGCGCCAACACACCCATCTGGAGGGAGGCATCGCGATTGTAGAACTTAGGAGCTTGACCTGTTATGTCAGGCACCATTTCTCCACCACCGACGAGCCTGACAGTCATCTCCTTGTCGGAATCGCCGGCGAATGCACGCCCGTGACAACAGTAGATGAGATGGGCACCTAATGCCTTAAGGTCCTGCGAGAGGATGGAATGGTCCCCCAAGTTCTGTTTGTAGACCTCGCGATGATTCGGGTGATTGCGATACCGCTTGAAGTTGTCGTTGAACATGAGGGCATCCAAGCTTGTGATGGTATCGATTACCACCTTCAAATCCGGATGCCATAAGTCAGCCACCTTCTCCATGAACTTCTGGATAACGTAGGTGATGCTCTTACCAGTGCGTGACATCTCCTTCGCGAAGTTGTATCGGCGCACTCGTAGGTTGTTGTGTTTGAATCCTGCGCATGCCTTAGAATCCACTTCTCCCCAGAGCATGTCTTCCAGGTCGGTCATTTTTGGCTCTTTGCCTGCTGGCTTAGTGCGGCACTGGGAAGCGGATACTGCTGTGAAGGTCTTGCCCGCGCCGATCTTTCCGACGATGAGCATTACTTCCTGATCGTCTGTATCGTCATCTGTGTAGGTAACCCCATCCGGGAGGCCACCCTTTGCAGTTGATGGCTTCGCCCTGGTAGGCTTCTTTGTTACCGGTTTTGCCATTTTCGAGAGCTCCTTTGTGAATAGTAGTCGGGTCGTTATTATTCGTCAACTGAGAAACGGGTTACTGTGATCGCCGCCGAGTTGAAAATCTCGATGGCTCTTTGATCGCGATACTCTTTGGCGAAGTAAACCGTGCACACGTTGCCGAGGTTGATAAGTCGCTTCGTGCACATAACACAAGGCAGGTGGGTGACGAAGACAATCTTTTCGGCTGAACGTGGCGAATCGCAGTTGATTACTGCATTCTCTTCGGCATGTAGGCACCCACAGTTGCCCACCTCGTCGCTGTCGCAGTCATTGGCTAGACCTGACGCATTACCGTTGTAGCCAACCGACAGAACTTTGCGGAAGTCAGTAGATGCGATTACACACCCGACCTGCAAGCGCCGGCACGTGGATCGCTGGGAGAGCTCGTGTGCCATACGCATGTAGATCTGTCTGAATGATGGCCTTTTCTCCGAGGGGGCTTTGTTGGAATGTGGAAGGGCAACGAAACAATCCTTACATAGCAACCGCATATCGGATGTACTACACTCGGTGTACCCTTCGACTAATGGAATCTCTTTGCCACAGGCGTCGCACTTAACGGTGTCGCTTCTCTTTGATGGAGTCCACCTCACGACATCCGTTGTTGGCCCCTTTGGAGTCCAATTACTGTAGCCTTCACAGTTGAAACACGGCGTCGGGGAACTTCCCAAGGGTGTATTAGCTTTTATTGGATCGTTCACTGGGCTGAGAGAGCAAGTGTCGCACGATCTCTGACCAGGAGCATCTGCCTGTCCCCTGAGGACCCAACTAGGATGATTCCTGTCGTTTATACACGACACACATGGCGGGTTACTGGGATTCACATTTCTATACATACACTCTAAGCATGATTTGATGGGTTCGCTCATCTCACTTTCCTTCCAGCTCGAAGATCTTCTGACAGGCCCTGAGGTACTTCTCCTTCAGGGCCTCAAGCTCGCGCTTCAAGTCCCTGACTTTTTTCTGTTCTGCATCCAGCATCCTCCGCAACTTCCACGGCGGTGTCCTGCCTTCTTCAAAGTCTCTGAGCTCGTTGTACATTTCTTTGATACTCATCTCACTTTTCCTCCGTTCACTTTCCGAGGATGCAGCCTCCTATGACACTCGAGGCAAACCTCGTCCACGAACAATGGACATCGATAATCCAGGTGATGCCACACAGTCGCTCCACACCGGCCGCAATATTCGCACCGATTCCTCTTCTGATATCTGGCCCTGCGCACGGCATCCCTGGCTCGTTCCTTCATCAGCCTGCGAGCCGTGCGCTTGCGTTTGGCATCATAAGACAGCCAGGATGCTCTGCGTGCCGGGGATGCCATCTTCAATACCTCAAACACCTTCCGGCAGAGTAATGGGCGCAGATCTCGCCCCACTTCGATATACACGCATTCCCGCGAGCCTCAGGAGGCTCCCGTAGGATTGACTGACTCGCGACCTGCAACAGATTCCTGACCCGGGCTTCGGACGCCTCATCTGGAGGTGGGAGGAACAGCATCCTGAATCTTGGCGTGCTGCCGTCGATTAGCATGTTCACCAGACGGCCCTGAAGCTTGCGACGTGGGTGCTCGTGTTGCCAGATGAGCCCGTACCCTTCTAGCTGCAGGCTCATAACATGTCGGTCGTTCAAGTCCGAGCGATTCTGCGTATGGAACTTGTGGTCCAGGATGTAATAGCCTGGCTCGAGCAATAAGTGACGTTTGGCCCCCATCTTCGTGGCTTGCGCTTTGGTCAGCTTGATCTCCAGGTCTATCTGCGCAGTCAGCCGGACTCCTTTGGGTTTCCACGGTGCATCCCAGACGCTGTAAAGCTTCTCCACGGCAACGACGGTGAACTCGTCCGGTGGGTACTTCGCCATGTAGTGACGCACCAGCCGCTGGGCCCTGAACATGGACTTGGCTGGAGGGCTCCACTCTCCACCTGCGACGTCCTTGTACACCACATTGTCCAGTACGAAACGCTGGCCTTTGGTGTAGTACTTACCAAGCAGACCGTGACCGCAAGTGCCCATCATCGTGTGCTCGTTGTCGCTGGACGTCGGCAACCCCTTCTCGGCGAGTTGCCTATCGAGCCAGTACCGGCGTGGGCACTCGAGGATTGATTCGTAGGTGGTGAGCCCCATTCCGCTGCCACCGGTGTGCACGGGGATCACGAGACCTCTGGAGGGCTTCTTCGGGGGAGGACTCCTCATAGCGTCCCCGCGTATTCATCACATGCCTTGTTGGCCTTCTCCATGCTCTCATATGGTCCTTTGATCATAGCCCAATCCTCATCCCAGAAGTACCACCCGCTCTCGTAGCGAACGACTGGATTGGGGCTTTTTGGATCGAACCCTATTGCTTCCCCTAACAACAACACCTCAACTGCACTGAGCCAATGTGCTCCGCCTTCATTACTCATGGCTTCTCTCTCTTCGCCCGTCTGTCCAAACCACCCACTGTGACTTCATCCTCAGGCAGCGTGTAGTCTTTGTCCTTGTAGAGCTCCTCGTCAGGAACCCACCATCCTTCGTTCTCATCGTCACGAATGGCACCCTGGTCTTCTGGATTCGCACCCTGTTGGAAGCAGCGCCAGAATTTATCCGGCAGGAAGTGATAGCCCGGCTTTTTTGGATCACTCATCGCTTCTCCTCCACCGCTTCTCCATCTCCGCCTTGAAGGCTTTCTGACTGCTTCAATATATACTCAAGGGCGTCTTGCAATAGGTATGCTTGGTCCTTCGGAATGTACACCATTCCATTTTCATAGTCATGAAAATCTATCGAGATGGCGCCATGGTACTCCTCTACTGTTATTTCAGGGACTTCGTCCTCAGCTATTACCCCAGCCGTTCTCACTTCCGCTATGTGTTTTTTCACTATATGTAACTCAACACTCATCTCCATCCTCCCTTCTCCTCAGCAATTTCCACCGTCCCTTTCCAATGTGATCCCCTCTTATGGGGTATGAATGAAAGCACCACCCTCCTACCGCGCTCTTCTAGGGCCTTCTTCAGGTACTTCAGGTCCGGCTTCTTCTGGTCTCTACCCACTGGGAAAAATGTCCTCTGTATCATCAGATCGCTCCGTACTCGTCGGCCACGAGCTGGCTCGCAGCCATTTGTTTCAATGCCTGGAACTCATCCTCTTCATTATTCACTTCGTCGAAGGCTGCAGACAGCTTCTTCTCCGCCGATCCGGCGCTGACAGCCTTCCCAATATCTTTCATCCGCTTCTGCAAGGTCCAAGCGATGTTCTCCTCGACTGTCCCCTGGACCACGAGGATTGCTACGTTGCAGGCCCCGTTCACCCGGTACAGACGACCGAGTACCTGGGACATAGTCCCTGGACTCCAGTAGAGCTCGGCGAGTAATGCCTGATCGAACCCCACTAGGCTGTTGAGCCCCTCTTTGACGGCGTGCATCGTAGTGATGAGCACTCCAGCCGGAGACGCCAACACCTCCTCGATGGCCTTTCCGCGCCTCTTTGGGCTCAGGTCCCCGTCGATGTTGCACACTAGAACATTGCGTGTTGACGACCGGATCCTACCCCCAATTTCCTGGGCCGTGTGCTTCAGGTGGGTCATGACCAACACATGAGGATTGTTGATCAGGGCGTTCTTGATCCAATCACAAGAGGCCGACATCTTCTCCGAGGTGAGATCGGCGATCATGCTGTCTTTGAGGTCGGATGCCCTCCTGGCTGCCCGGAAGGCACGCATCACCTTGGCCGATTTACGACTGGCTGCCACCTTGATCGGCATGATGTTCCACTTCGGAAGTAAGTGGCCGTATTCCTCTTTGGTCACTCGCTGCATGACGAGAGCCAAACGCATCTGTAGCTCGCTGGCGAACTCAGGATCAATTCCCTCCGGCTTCAGTGCGGGTTCGTAGTAGACCTCCCCATCCGGTGTTTCCACCCTACGCCCGCGTCCGTGCTCGTTCAGGACCATTTTGCAGTAACGCTCTGCGAATGCCCAGTGCCCTCCATATCGGTACGGATATAGGCAGTGGAGCTGGTGCCTGATCTGCCATGGCCGTGTCATGATTGGGGTGGCTGTCAGCGCAATGCGATGGCCCTCGTGGTTGTTTTCAAAGATCTTGCACACAGCGGCCGACATCGCCGCTTTTTGATTCATGACATGGTGGAACTCGTCGCCCACCAAAGCATCAAATTTGGCATCCTTGAAGTAGACTGCCATGTTGTAGCTGACGACGGTGACCGGTCCGGGAGACTGCGCAACCTCTTTGGCTTGCTTGCCGGTCTCGACCACGGTTACCTCTGGATGGTTCGGCCACCACTTCTCGATTTCGTCGATCCATTGCAGTCTGACCATCGCGGGTGTCACAATCAGCGTCTTCTTCGGGGACACAGTTGCCAGTGCCTGACAAGTAGGGGGCGTCTTGCCCATACCGGTGTCATAAGCAAGCATGTAGCCCCTCGCGTCGAGGATGTGACCCACGCCTTGTTCCTGATAGCTGTACAGCCGCTCGTCCAGGTTCCTGAGCTTAGCACTCCGCTTGCGAATGGGCTTCGTCTTGTCGATGAACTGTAGACCACGCTCTAGAGCGATACTGGCGATCGTGCCCTTCAACTCCCTGGGACCGGCCCATTTCCCCTTCCCGACCTCCGGCGCGTAACGACACCCGGGAGCTTCAGACCGCAAGCGCGACTGCAGCTCGCGATCGAAGGGGATCGAGATGGTCGCCAAGTCTGGTCGCCCTGGATAGTCGTAGAGGACCAAGCTGGGCGGGAACGACTTTGCCATCACTTCCTCCGGACTTGCTTCACGAGCTCCGCCTTCAGCCCCGGATACCGTTTTGCTAGGTCCTCCTTGTACATCCTCGCGAGCCGATTGAGCTCGGCATCCTTGACGCTGATCAGGGTTTCCGGCAAATCCCCAGAGGCTATCCCGGCGCAGAGATCCTTGATGCTCGTCACTTGCCCTTTCCACGTCCCAGGGAGAGCCACATGGGCGTTGGGCTGGGACTCGTACGTGTCAGTTTCCCGTAGCGTGATGGCGAGTGCTTTTTCGCCGCGCTTCTCGGCTTCCCTCGCACGTCGCTCGTTCCTGGCCAGCTCCTTCGCCCTTGCGATGTCATCGTAGGAGATGAGCAGTTTGACAACATGCTGCTTGAGCTTGCTCAACGCCGAGATGGAGGGCTCATATTTGGCCATCACGAGCCGCTTTCCCTCATCGAAGTGCCGCGTGATCTCCTTCCGGTCGGCGTCGATCTGATCCAGCATCGTCGTGATCGAGTTGTATGCCTTGCCGGCTTCCTGGTACTCCTCGGTGGTGTCTAGCACTCCCACCTCGTGCCACTTGGCGAGCGGCTTGATGCTTGGCTCGACCTTGGCGAGACGCTCCTCGCTGGCCAGTTCTCGCTTGACTTGAGCCTTGGTCTTTCTCTTTTTGACTGTCATGATCTCACTCCTTTTCGTCTTCGTCGCTGCAGAATTCAATCTCCCCTTCTGGCTCAAAACACACGACGCAATTGTTCAACAGCTCCGAGATCTTCTCCTCCGCGATTCCCTGCAGTATTTCATCCACTGAGCACCAATTGTCACTCAGCCGTGCCACATCCTGCAGCCTCTTCAGCTCTTCGTACTCCTCATCGCTCACCTCAATTTCTCTCGCCGTGAGAGACTCTGAGATCTCTATGCACCCGGTAATCTTGATCTTCTTCATAGCTTCATTTCTCCTTTTTCTGAGTGATAGGCCTATCGGTGAATTTCGTGTAGGCCGTGTTTGGTACCAACTCGCAGACATCCCCATCGTTACCGTCTCGATTTAGGGTGATGCTCAGGGTCACAACTTTCGTCTTCGGGTCCCGGCGTTCCATGGCAAGGCCCAGGTCTACTGTATACTCAATATCTCCCGATTCCTTGTAACTAGTGGCTCCAGCCCTGTACTTCTTCGCGGCCCCGAAAGTCGGGCGGCGTAGCTCGGAGATGGCCATGATGACAACGTTCTGCCGATCGCGGATTTCCTCCAAGGCACGAAGCCATTCGTCCACCTCGCTGCGCCGCTCCCGAAGCTCCATGGGGAGTTTCTGCAGACTATCCAGTATTACGAGGATACTGGCATCTGGGACTTCCTCCCCGAGTATCTCCAACTCGTCGATGAGCCGTGCCTGGGATAGACTGCGGCCGCTCATGTAGTAGTAGCGCCGGCCAGGTCCCCGCTCCAGCCAGTGCTCAGCGGCCATCATCCTGGCTTCGGCTTCTTCCTGCAGACCAGCCGCCAGCTCTGCACCAGTCACTTGCGCCCTACGCCCCACCAACCTCTTGTAGAATCGCACGATGCCATTCTCCATGTCGGCATAGTAGGTGTAGTGCGTCTTATTCCCGGCAACATGTCGCTCGCCGATTTGCTGACCCAGCAGACTCTTCCCTATCTTGGGTTCTGCCCCGATCACGACTAATGAGGGCTTGACGAAGCCGCCATGCTCCTCGTGCGAGTCCCGGAGGAAGTGATCCAGAAGACCTATCCCGGTGCTCATCCTCACGAGTGGCTGCCTCAGAGTCTCTCTCATCTCCGGCAGATAGCTCGCGAGGGTCCGTGCCTGTAGCTGCTTTGCCATGACTGATTAGTCGCCGCATCTATCTCGCCGGCAGTCGAGACAGATCCAGTAAGCCTCGTGGATCACTCTGTCGCGACCCACCCCATCATGGTTGAACTCGAGATCCACGTTCCGCTGATGCGTCGGACAGAATGGCCATCGCTGTTGGCGTGCGATGCGGGCTCGCAGGATCCTCTCTGCGGCGTCGTCGTCTCTGTCCATCACATCGATGCTTAGCCCCCCTTCGCTCGGGGCATTCACCGAATAGTCAAATTCCTCGAAGCTGTCTGCGAGTCGGTGCTCGGCGAAGGGGAACTCTTTGATTGGTGCTGCTTTCTCGGCTTCCAAATCCATGGCAACATTGGAGTCTCTGGACCAGATACAGCTGCTTTGATAGTAGCCTTGTCTACAGTTCTTTACGAGTGCTGCAAGAGAGGGACCCTTAGGGACAAATGGTGGCTCTGGTGGCTGATGTGCCTTCTCCACTACGGTGTGACTATTTGCCTCTTCCGGCCACCACATGACTTTGCTACCCTCGTAGAGAGCTAACCAGCGATATTGAATATTTGACCGGAAATGGAATATCTTCAGTGGCTTCTCGTTCATCGTCTTTCCCTTTCTCTGTTCTGTTCTCGGGGCCACGTGCCACCTGACGGTCTTCGGACGTGGGCCGAAGTGCTCCGGTCCTGCAGTACGCAAGAATTCATCAGTTTCTTTGTCCATGTGGTCCCAGATATTGTCCTTGGGATTCTTCGGATTTGCCCTTGGGGCTGCCTCCGGAGGCTTTGGGAGGTTCATGAGGTTCGGTCCCACCATCTCAAATAGGGACCACCAGTTGGATGGCATGCGCGGTACTACTGCTGGCATTATGCGTCGCGCCATAGCCTCTTTCTTGTAGGCCTCCCTGGATATGTGATCCTGCATCACCCTTTTCAAAGTCTCGTCATAAATAAACCAAACACTCATCGTTCGCTCCTGAACCCTCGTTGTCCACTCGTGCTGGAGTTGTTTCATCAGCTGGAGTTGTCTCATCGTGGGCTCCTGTGGTAAATTATACTCAAGATGGTTTCTGCCGTGAAGACATACCCCGCCGCTGCTTGGTGCTGTCCCGCCTGCGGCGCGACCCATTGGGCCCGATTGGTCGACGTGATGTGGCCAGAGGCGTGGTCGTGTGAGTGTTGTGGCCACAAAGCACCGCTCGCACTGACAGCCCAGGGTCAGCAATCGCGATACCCAGCAGCGCCGCGCGTCGCCAGGCGATCGCTTCCACCTCGTGCGAATGGCAATAGGCATGACCGAGGCTCGTGAGGCCACACCACAGCTTGAATCTTTGCTTACCGTTTGTCATTTTTGGATACTCTCCTCTGGGCAAGTCGTGAATGATGGGAGCATGATGACTGCAACCACCCCACGGTGTCGTGTGAACACACCATCGTAATTGAGAATAAGGCCGCAGCAACAAGTTACCTCAAATCCATCTTCCTCTATGGCTTCCTCGGTGCTGGAGAGGATGCTCTGTTGTCCACACGATGGACACCGGAAGCCTATGTCGAAGTCTTCGTCACTGCGACGCTGAACTACCACCATTCCCAATCCTCCTGAGGTTCCTCGTCTAGTTCCAGCCCCATGGCCTTCCTAGCCTCTTGGCAGTCCCAGACATGCTCGTCGTAGCACGAGATGCAGAAGGGCATACCACAAGCACAGTCGATGACTTCGCTATCCGTGAGTGGTTCCCAGCACTGACTGCACATGGTCAACATGATTGGCCACCTTCACGAGGCACATAACTCACTCCATGTCGCTCGTAGATTTCACGGAGCTCTTCCTCTGAGAGGTCGGCTTCAGTCCTCGTACATCTCCGCTCGGCGAAGGATACAGTCACGTACCCGGCATACGACCCCCACAGGTACCTGGACTGGTCAGGGGTGTAGGTCACTCCGTCCGTGTACGAGTCCTTGCTGAATGAGCTCATCGCGTTCCTGTGTCTACTAGCACCCACTCTTCTCTCCTGTCGTAAGTTTCCATCCGGCATCGCTCGAGTTTCATCCTGGTAGCCTCCAGCTCTCTCTTGGTTGATGTCAGCTCTAATTCTGACACCAGACACGCGAAAAGTGCCACCGCGATCGTTAGTATCAAAGCTGTGCTGTGCTTCATGGCTTGCACATCCCCCCGACAGACAGCGCGAACGCGCTCTCGATGTTCGGCAGCGGAACCTGCCGGAAGAGCCCCGGGGCCGTGTGATCCATGTGACCATTGACCCCTCGGTGCTCAGCTGTCACGTGGAGAAGTCCATGGACGAGCTGCAAGTAGGCAGCCTCACATCCATGTGAGAAGTCAATGTGCAGCTCCTCTGTATCTTGGTCGTATGGCTCCCACTGGCCGGCGCCGCTGTCGCTGTCGCTGTGTACTGTTACCTGTCCCACGCGCTCGTCCATTGCCGTTTCCACGAGGCCCTTAACGTGCTCTACCTGCGCGACGTCAACGCTGCCATACACACAGACATCGACGGTCTCCCGGTCACACGGATATCCACAACCGGTCAAGAATATGGTCGCGAGCACGACGACTGCGATAGCGATGCCAACCCAGGCAGCATCTTGCAGGAACCGTAGACGACGGTCCATCGCGCGATTCCAGATCCACTCATTTGCTTGCTGTACTTGTGACTCCACAGATCTCTGAAATCTCCTCCAGAACATCCTCTGTCGTCGCTCGCCGAAATCGTGCCAACGTGCATCATCGTGCCAATGGTAAGCGATCTGGTATCGAAGCCATGATGAAGCCCTCTCGTGCTTCTTCCGTGCAACATCAGCCGCCCTGTGCTTGACAAGTGCCCGCCTCAAGGGGCATCTCTTTTCCTCAGCTCTCATTCCCCGCCCTCCAGTTTTTCCAGAAGTGCCTCCGCTTCCGCTGCTATATTCAATGGACTATCTCCGTCCACTAGACGCTGTAACAAGCCTAACATGTCTGGAGCTGTCATGATTAGGCAGACGTTGGCTTTTCGCTCCACTGAGTTTTTCCCATACACGTCGGCAACTATTTCATGTTCATGGGATCCTATTACAAAACCCCCATATGAGTCGTACCGCCAGCTTCCTGGTGTGTGTTTACTCATCGCCGTCTCCTCTCTTTCTCATCTCGAACGCCCACCATGAGAATACGACTGCCCCTCCTGCAGTGATCCATCCAACCGCAATGCCCAAGAGGAAATCAGTCATCGCTGGTCATCTCCTGCTCGATCAGGTCCTGGACCTTCCAGGTCAGCCAGTCCTCCATGTCTTTCTGTTCAACGGCTCCGGTTACCCCGTGCCGTGAGAGAAGCCACGATGCTCTCCCGAATCTGATGTCTACGTCGATCATCTCCTTTAGCACTTCGAGGGCTTCGATCTTCTGTCCCTTGGTCATCAATTCTCTCCCCTCTTAGCGTCTCTGGTCATCTCCGAGCCAGCCTTTACCTTTGCGCTCGCCGCTTCTTCCCGTGCCACATCTTCCTGTGCTGCCACCTCACATTCCCGGACAAACACTAGAACTCCAGTTTCGATGTCATCCGCCGGGAGGTTATGCTCCTGGGCAACGTGCTCCACCACCTTCCGGAGTCCACCAGACTTCCAGGTGGCGCCTACCAAAATTGCCAGCGTGGCAGTTATTGCCTTCATCATTTGAGTCTCTCTGGTCATCTTCTTTCTCCGATCTTTCTCGGCAACCGCCGTCGCTTTGCCGGCCATTGCCCATAGTCGCATATGAAAGGAATTGGGATGTATCGGCCCCTGGTACACCAAGACCACCAACGCATCCCGAAAAAGTGGTAATCCCCCATCTCAACTCTCCTCTTCCTTCAGCCACCCAAGCGCAATCAACTTCTCCCTCGACGCTTTCACAGCAGCTAGCTTCTCATCCGTGCTCGAAGTCCGATGGATGGCCTCCTGAGTTGCCCGTCGCGCGCGCCGTAGCTTAGCGAAAATCTCCACCCGCCTGTCTGGTACGGCATCTTCGTGCAGCTCGTACGAAGGCGACTTATCCACGTAAGATCCGCCCGACGACTAGGGCCGCTTGACGCTTGAGGCCGTACTGGGCCGCTAGCTCGCAGGCACGCCTCAGCTTCTCTTTTCTCTTGGATGCTGCAGCAAGCGCTGGGCTGTACAGCTCCGGGAAGTGGTCAGTGCACACCACTCCGAAGACTTCGACATATGGGCAGCTCTCGCAGGAAGGACTTGCAACCTCACACAGGCGACAAATGTCGTAGGGAGCCCTGCTCACATAAACATGGGCCCATCGTGCGACCGTGTGCAGGATTGCTTGTTGACGTGGCTTCATTTCCCGGGTTCCTTCCAGTAACTATCCCAGATCACATCCAACTGTTCCGGTGTTCCATTCACCAGTGTGCCCCAGTTCCACTCGTGCATTAGGTACCCGATCGCATCCAGCTCTCGTGGGGTTGGTGTATGACCCTCCGGGGCTTCCCAGGTCCGGTACTTATTCGACCGATAGCCTGTGCCTAGTAACGCCTTCATAGCTTCTAAGCCCCCTCCGGGCCACCTGGCCCGTTGCTCGTTCGATGTGCATACCATTTTAGGACCCCTTTCACAGTTCGATGTAGATACTCATCAAAAAGCACCACGCGAAGATTATCGTGCTTCCACAGATCAACATCACTCTTGCTCTTTGCAATCCTTTGCATGCTCGTCCCAACAGAACACGCAAACGTTTTGGCCACAATCACAATGGACGATATCGTCCTTGGGGAAACTCTCCAGGCAAACGTCGCAGGACTCACTGGGCATCACCAGCCTCCCTTTTCCTCTTTCCACTTATCGACCAAGTCGATCATGTGCGTCGTATCCCTGCGTGTGAACCCTACCTGGCTGCAGAGAGCTCCAAAAACAAACTCCATAGGGTCTGATCTGGCCTCCTGCAGTGCTTTAGCCAACGTCGCTTCGAGCCACTCCTTTGTGACCTCACCATTAGCAAAAGCAATGCTTTCTTCCATGGTGAAATCGTTAAATTCCTTCAGGCCTTTGTACATCACTCTCCTCCTTTGACGCACTGATTGCACCAGTCCTCTTCCCTGGCGATCTGGCCGTCGCTGTGACGTTTCACCACTACACGGTTCTGCCTCGGACTGAGCTGGACAACGGCCGGTCTGCCCTTCCTAGCCTTTCGGCGATCGTCGACCACTATGCGATGACAATGTTGACAAGTGAATGACATTTCTAATCCCTTCCTTTTTTGATGATAGTACTGGGCTGACCCTGCGCTCTCTATTGCGTATGGTAAATCTCTCGCCGCTTTGCCTCACGGCACCACTTGTTATACTCCCTCGCACTGATTTGGATTTGAGCAACTTCCGTCGCGGTCTTCACACGTCTGGCGTCGCAGACTGTCGGCCTCCCTCCATATCCCTCATTGATTACTTCAAAAACGTCTCCGGTACCCTTACTATAGAGCACCCACAAGCGGCGCGGATTGCCATTCCGATCGTTTGGTGCACATAGATGCTGAAATATGTACCCTCTCATTGATCCTCTCCCGAAAGTTGGCGCCCGGCCCTGTAGAGTGCGAGCATGATTACTAAAATGATGAGCTTGGAGATCATGTCCTAGACTCCAACGTGATAGGTCCAAGTGCCATCGTCGTTGCGCCAGAGATCGCCCGCGACTTGTCCTTCACGAGCGGCCTTTTCGTATTCCTCGTAACTGTCGAAGTGGTCCTCGTACTGCCTGACTGCCGATGCCACGAACTGCAGTAGCAGGGCATTGACCTCTTGATCACTCATCTCGTCTGCCTCATCCCGAGTCCAGCCACCGGTAGAGACGAAGTAGTCTCGGACCTCTCGCAGATCTTCCTCGGACGAGACCAGGGGATCCTCCCGGACGTACATCATGGCATGATTCCAGGTGATCTGCCCAGCGCGCTCCCCGAGCTCTGCCTGTGATGCCGCAAATAGACTGCAGTCGACTTCCTCCACGTATGTTGTGACATCTAACTCCATGTCAGTCCTCCTCAGCGGCCCAGAGGCCAAAGTCACCATCGTCCCAACCCCAATAGCAATCGTCTGGCCGTCTGCCCTCAGTGAGGTCGTTGAGCATGTCGCAGGCGACATACTCTTCCCAGCCATCATCGGACACGTCGGCGCGGAGGGCAGCGATAAGCTCGAGCGCTTCCCCGACGTGTTTGGTGTTTTCCGTGATGATAGACTTGAGCAGATCAGCACATCGATCGCGCGTGTGCTGATGTCCAAGCTCACCGTCTCCGTAACATCCTGGTTCAAATGTCTTGTTCATGGTCTCTGCCTCCTTTCGAGCGATAATGTCTGTAATGCCCCCGAAGGGGCACGGCAGACACTACTTCCCGTCGTAGAAGCGTGGCTCCCCGAGGTGGATCGTGCCGTGGAATGGATGCTCGCGAATGATCGCTGAGTCCATAACAAAGCGACGACCGTCCTTGTCGAAGAGTCCCCAGGTCTTGTGTTTGATGTGCTTGCGAGTCAGCTTCATATCGATCTCCTCTGCAGCGATAGCGCTGCCATACCCTCCGGCCCCCGGCGGCGGGAGGGCGTGGCAGACTTAGAGCTATTGCTCGTCGTCGGTGTAGTCCGCGGGATCCTCACCTTCGAGAATCACCGACCACTGAGGATCGTGCTCTACGAGCTCCTCGGCATCGGCTCTGTTCATTACAACACGCAACGCGCCGTTGTGAGGCCAGGTACCACTGTTGCCAGCGGCTGTGTGGCTGGCTCGGAGGTGCTTGGGGATCGTCTCGACTACTACTCGATCGCTGGTTTTCATCTCCTGCTCTCCTCTCAGTGGTGATACTGCCTAGTAGGCCTCCACGAACGAATCGGTGTCCGCCGTTCTTATTTGCACTGTGACCTTGATCCCGAGCTGCTTGGCTGTCTTGGCGTAGCCACTGGCGTAGTCTCGGGCTGTTTGCAACGAGAGAGGAAGCCACCATGCTGGAGACCCGTTGTTGGAGAACTTTTGGTGTCCGGCGATCATCAGCGTCCCGTTTTGATACAGCCAGATATGGTAGAAGTGGTTCATCGTCCTAAGCCCTTGTCTACAGGTCAGCATCTTCACAGAGGTACGGGTCAACATCGCGACCGTCGTGTGCGTACCCGCTGAGGATATACACACGGCGCGAATCGCTCCAGTAGAGCACTGCACCTGTCACCAGCAGGGCGATTGGTCCATCCGTCGGTTCGAGATCGGCATCTTCTGAGTCGTGATAGTGCTTGACTGCCCTGACCACGAGATCGCCAAGATTGGGTACCTGCAGCTCTGCTAGCAACTTACCCCAGCGGGCGTTGTGCGTGCCGAGTTCTACCGTCTTCATCGTCTTAGGCTCCTATCTGTTTGATGAAAGAAGAAGTCCCCGCCCGGCTGATGGGGGACTGACCTCGCCGGGCGGGGACTAGCAGCACGGCCTGTTGGCATCCCTGTCTGGGCTTTACCTGTTGGCTGTGTCGCATCGCCGATTATGACTGCAAGCAGCTTGCCAATCAGCCACCAAACGTAACTGCCCACAATCATTGGTGGCGCAGTGCAGCAACATCCAGATCTGCGGAGCACACCCCGCAGACTGCAGTCCACAGTCGTGGGCCACGCGCCACATGGGTGTCAATGACCCAGGTTCGCAACTTTTTTCATAGCTATACAAATCAAGGACTTACGGAGGCCCGCACCGAGATCTCTGCACCGTCGAGAGACCGGTTATTTCGAAATACGACTCATCTACCCGATATCTCTACATAAAAGAGTCCTTTACCATAGCGCCGCCTTATGTTAGGATGGGATTGAGGCGACGTGGTAAGGTCGCCCCCATCCCACATAAGGTCACATAATCATTGACGAATCCCAGCAGATCAGACCCTTCAAATGAAAATGCAGTGCGTCATTGGCCATAGGCCCCCGAAAGTATTAGGGCCAGGTGCGCACCTTAATTCGTTAACGATCGCCAGCGCTTAGCAGCCTTGCCGCTGTCGATCTACGAGGATACAATCAGTGTATGCCCAGATCGAAAAAGCCGCCCCCGTCGCAGATCGCCGAGAAGCTTGACCTATTAGCTCAACAAGCTGGCGGCGAGGCAGCGCGGCGAGTGCGGAAACTCGCGGGCATCTCCCTAGTGGCTCAGTGTCGTCAGTATATTTCGGCGTTGCTGCCCGTTCTATTGGATATAGCGGTCAATGGTGAAGATCGTGACCGGCTGAGGGCCATCGAGATCTTGCTCGACCGCGGGTATGGGAAGGCGCCGCAGATAGTCAACATAGTACAGTCAGTAGATAGCGAGACGCTGCAGCAGATCGCCAGCGCGATCATCCAAAAGCGGGAGCTGGCGCCGGCGAGCACGCCGCAGATCGTCGAGGGCAGGCTCGCGAAGTCACGTCGATCTCCGCCTAGGAAGAGGGGTAAGAAGTGAGCCAGGACAAGCTGATAGTGATCATCCCCAGAGCAGCGCCGGCGCGTGGCATGAAGTCAACACCACACAATGACAGACCCCCCCATGGGCCGCGGACACCCCCTAGGGTATCCGATCTGGGTCCCCCGAATCCAAGTTCCCAGGAGGGATGCGATCCTAGTATTATATCCAATATACTAGGTAGCGACGGGTTGCCGTTTAGTGTGCGCTCCTATGTCCCGGGGGACCGGAACCTGATTTTGCATAGCTGGATTCAGAATGCACAGCGCTTCAGTAGGTTGCGGGCGGGGTACGCTCGTGCGGCCGAGGAGCGGATCAAAGAGCTCCTGGGTGGGGCGGGAAAGTGTTTGGTCGCGTGCTCACAGAGAGAGCCGGGGCGCGTTTTTGGCTGGGCAGTGGCACAGGGGCCGGCGGGTGGGGGAGTGCTGCACTTCGTCTACGTCAAGCGCGCGCTGCGCCGTCAAGGCATCGGTGAGGCCCTCTTGCGAGCACTCGGCCTGGACAAGAGACCAGTGTGCGTGTCACACTGGACATGGTCAGAGGAGCCCGACCCAGAACAATTCATCTATGTGGGATTTCCCTAAACTCGGAGAGCAATCTATGACAGGAGCAGAGTGCCAGATGCTGAATGTTCTGAGGCGTACTGGATGGGCACGCGCTGGGTACCTGGGCTCGGAAATGTGGGGAGGGAACCCCAAATACAAAGCGCGCCCTGCGGTTAGGATATTGAATAGATTAGTAGCCAAGGGCTGGGTAGAAGTAGAACGTAGGCAGTGGGGGAGGTACTATCATGCCCTACCAGAACGCAGCACCAAAAACGATTAAGGAGAAGAATCGATGAAACTCTTTCCGTTGAAGTCGGTCACGTTTGCGGACACCTGCCACGAGGCAGATCAGGATACTCGACAGTCAGTCACGTTCGGCATGCGTCGCAACGAGTCCAACCCAGACAAGCAAGTGTTCTACGCCACCGAAGAGGGCAACGTGATCGCGGCCTCGGTGCCGAAAGAGGATGGCATGAATCCACTCATCGTATTCGTGCCGGCCAGTCGCGTTCAGAACTTCAGGTACGCAGACGGCGTGACCCTCGCGCAGCTTGCTGCAATGGAGAATGCCGCCCCTGTTGATTTTGGCCCAGTAACGGAAAGGCTGGATCGTCTGTCGATGGACGTGCGCGCATCGATGGGTAAGAAGCGGTGAAACTCACTCTCCCAATGGCTCTCAGACGATGGCACGAGCTGATGTCCACGCAAGCAGTGCCAGGATCATACAATAGAGAAATAGACACCATCCGTCGCTACCTACTCCACTGTGGTAAGTGGCGCGATGTCTACGCTTATGACCACCCCAAGCAGGAATGTAATGAAGCCGGACTTTGACATACAGGAATTCGTCCAGGTCCTGGACCCAGAAGATGAGCAGCTGTTCCTCGAAGCAGCCAGGGATCGCGCCGGCTCGTTCTTTGGGTTCAAGACTCTAGAGGAGCTTGTCTGCTCGGAAGATGGCTTCGGGTTGGATGTCGACGGGACAGTCACGAACATCCAGCGTGCGAT